AGATGCGTTGAACTCGTCAAAGCTCACACCGGCCACCCCAGCCGCTGCCCCACCTTGCGCCAGGGCCAGTTGGTAGTCATTGATTGAAAATTTGGAGTTGGTGACCACCCCGGCTATACCGTCAATGGCCTGCCCCATATCTTCAGCGCCGATCCCGAAGATGCTCATAGCATCGGTCGCAATATCGGCAGCATCACCGAATTCAGCGCCGGTAGCGTTGGCCAGAAGCACAGTAGACCGGGCCGCGCCGTCAATGGCATCTTGGAGGCCCACACCATTCTTTGCCAAGGTTTCGATGGTATCGGCCGCCTCCGTTGCGTTCACCTGCAGACTGGGATCAAGCCCCAGGTCATAGATCAATCCCCCGATCTTTTCCGCGTCCGCGGCCGTCCCGCCCAACAATCCGTTGATCGTGTCAACACGCTGTTCGAACTCCCCCGCGCCGGTAATCATCTGGCCCAGAGATCCAGTCGCCGCCCGGCCCGCCCGTACCGTGGAGCCAACAACCTGTTCAATCCCGCTGGCCAGCAATCCACCCGCGGCAAATTCACCGATCCGACCGAGCGAACCGGCAACATTGCCCATGACGCGGGATGCACCACGATCTTCACCTGTAACAATTAGGCGAATCTTATAATCAGGCATCTATGCTATACTCAATTCAAAACAGACAGGAAAGGAGATGTCCACACCCATGCCCATCGTATCGAGCGATTGTCCCAAATGCGGCGCGCCGCTCAATGTCGACACCGGGGCCCGCTTCATCCACTGCTCCCATTGCCAGGCCCAACTGGAGGTCCAGGACGGCGGCGGGGAACTGCTCAGGGAATCCGTGGCCGTCATGCAGGACACCGCCCGAATCACGCAGAACATGGCCGCGGCAACCGCGGAGGCATCAGAGCGCCAGGTCGCAATGATTCGGCTGAACCATGTGCAAACTGAGTTGAAGAAGATGTGGAATTCATCCAGTGAAAGCGCCGTCCGGGAACTCAAATGGGAAGAATCCCGGCTGCTGGACGCCGTTGGCGGAATGGTGGAGCCGGTCCCGGTCCGCGTCCGAAACAACGCCAGGGGATGGACTGTGGGCATATCGGCGGGGCTGATTCTGTTCGGTTTGAATTTGCTCACCGCTATCACCATCCCGCCCGTTCTCATCGTTATTGTGGTCCTGGTGCTGTGGGCGGTTTTTCGCCGCCGGACTCTCGTTTAGCCTGCAACCGTCCGGTTTCCCGCCGCATGGTCAGCCACCGTTCCCACCATTGGCGGCTGACCTTTTCTTCTATCTCCCATGGAGCCATTCCCCACTCTTTCGCGGCTTCGAGCACCAGCACCCACCGTGGCACATCAGACGACCGATCACGCAACCACCGCCGGATCAGCCGCCGTTCTGAGGGTCCACACCATCATCGGCATTCAGCCCCGCCGTGGCCGCAATCAGCGCCATGTACTCGTCTTTCGACATTTCCATGATGGCTTCAACCGGATCGATGCCTTCCGGCGCTACCACTTTCTCAGCGCTTTCAACCACAAAACGGATCATGCCTTCCACCGCCTCGGGATCCCCGGCCTCCATGCCGCGCTGCCATTTCCAGTATTCTTTCAACCGGCGTAGATAGCCAGGTGCATCCGGGCCGGGCGGGGTGATGATGATCTCATGCTCCATGCGTGTTGCTCCTTACGCGAGGCTCGAAACCGTGTTGATGAGACTCATGGCCAGCCAGGTCGTCAGCGTGCTGTGATAGGTGCGGGTCAAGGTCAGCTCCACAGTCACCACGCCGTCATCATCGCTGAAAATATCGAAATCCTCGGTGATGGTCCCGGCGAACTGGGTTACCAGGCTGTGGTCACTGTCGATGCTGGATGTGATCTGCACCTGCTTTTGGGTGAGCGTCCCGCCGATCACGTTGTCGACGTCCGCCTTACTGGTGGCGTTGAACTCCAGCGAGAGCCGCAACGATCCATCCCACGCCTGTTCGGTGTAGGTGTTATGGTAGGCAGAGCCGAAGCAGGGCCGCGTGGTCAGACTCGGCGTGACGGTCAGTTCCATGAAGCGCACGTCACAGTTGGTCAGCGCCGTGTCACCCATGGTATCGCCCCAGTCGTCCCAGGTGATTTCGCTGATCTGGGTGCCCATGATGGGATTGACATCCCGGATGCTCAGGCTCTCTAGCGAATCCGTGGCCAGCTTGTTGCCGATCAGATCGCCGCTGACGCGCATCTCCTGCCCCGGCTCCATTCGCATGGTGAAGTTGGACAGGATGCCGCCCACGAGTTGGTAAGCGCCCACGCTGCTGTCACCCTTGACCAGTGACAGGATGCGCCGAGTGGGAGCCGTGTTGACCGGTGCCGAATAGGCCCGGGTGTACGGGTCGCCGCCGCTTGGTGTAGCCTGTCCCAACAGGTTGTCCAGCCAGTAGGCCAAATCTTCATAGCTTGCCCAGCCCTGGAATGAGCCAGCAGCGCCCACAGAGCCCACCACAGCCTCAGACGAGCCGGAGAGACCGATGGTCATGTCTTCCAACATCTTCACATCATTGACCGGTCGCAGGGTCATCTCTTCAATGCCGCGCAGTTCAACGGTCGGGGTCGCGCCGGTGGTGAAACCGCTGCTCTGCGTTCCCGCCTGAACCTGGAGTTCTCGCGTCATGGTTGTCATTCGTCACTCTCCCCGGCGGGTTCTTCAATCACCGCCGCTTCGGTATACAGGCCGGATGCAGTGAGCGCCGCCCGTTGCTTGTCTGTCAATGCCGCCCACTCTTCGGGCGTTAAGTCGCGGGCGGGAATGCCCGGGAAAAAGCCGCCACCGCTGAAGGTTGCCCCGGCGGGTGCGGCTGATGTCTTACGTTTAACCATTGCCTTTGATCCTCACTGTCACCGGGATTGTTTCGCGCCGGTAGGGAATGCCGCCAATGTCCACACTGTCCGCCAAGGTGTCTTCATCGCGGTATTCCAGCTGATTCCACACGCCGACATTGGTGGCGTTCGCCAAAATCACGTCGGCGACCAGGGCCTCAATCGTATCCAGCGCATCCTCGGCGTCATCCTCGCCCCAAGTGTCTTCATCCGAATAGAGTACAAACACATGGATGTTGAAGTGGAAGGCGTTCGCCCAGCAGTTGCCGAAGCTCTGACGCTCCCGGCGGCTTCCGGCGCTGCTCACCGCCACAACCGGTGTTGCGCCAGCGAAGTCACCCACCTGATAGCCGTAGACCGCCTGTGCCGGCTTGCCGCTGCCGACCAGTGCCGTGCCCAGCAGCGTTGCCAGTGCGTCCCGGGCCGTTTCCCGACTGATCGAAGCCATTAGGGCAGATACCCCCGAAAAGCGTCATAAGCGGCGTCACCGATCTGTTTGCTCCCATGCTCGGCCGTCCGCTTATAGAAGGCGTGTGAGCCGCCCCGGGCGTGCTCATAAGGCCCATACTCAGCCGGTCGGCCCCCATCACTGCGACGGGCGCCGGGGTTGATGTAGACCTGCCCTTCGGTGCGGCGTAACTTAATGAAGTGAGAGGCACGAAGCGCGCCGGTATCCACATGGGTGATGCTCGTGGCGTACCGATGAGCGGCAATGGTGCCCGCCTGTACCGCTGCCTTCGGACCATTATCCGGCTTGGCTGCGGCGGCAGCTTGCAACATTGCCTTTTGCGCTTCCTGAATACCTTCGATCTTGACGCCCATTACCGTTTCAGCTCTTCCACTACCAACTGGTAGAAAACCGTGTCGCCGTCCACCACCGTCTGCTTGAGTTCGTGCGGCGTCTCAATTGCCAACCGCCGGGCAAGCTCTGCATCCACCGGATCAAGAGGCATACAGGAGAGGCCGGTCAGGTTGGTGGCCGGCGCGCCGCGCTTACCGCTGGAAATCGCCGGACTGCGCTTTGTGCTCGCCGTCTCCGTACAGAGGCGCTTCATGCTCCCGCCGCCCGGTCGCCACTTCCATTCAGCGCAGGAGCGGATAGGGTAATCCACACTCACCACCGTTAAGATGTCGCCCTCACGAATATCCAGCGCCATTATGTGTATTCCGTGGTATCGTCAGCGTATGCCGAAAATCCATCGGCCCGATCCGGGGTGAAGCTGAAGGACATACCGGCCCCCGCTTCGCCACTGGCCCGCATCTCGTCTGCAATGTCCCGCCAACGCTTGCTTGCCTGGCTCAGTGCCTCCCGACGGGGGCCGGTGGTCACGTCGACTGTGTTAGCCCAATGCCGGGCCAGGATGTCGGCCAGAGCAGCAACTGTGGACATCACGTCATCATCGGACGCATCTAGAATCAGGCTGATTTCCTCGTCACTGATGTTGGACCCGTCCGGCTTGACGCCGGTGCCCTCCACCGTGTCGCCCAACTCCAACCGGACGCGGGAAATCAGCAGTTCATCAGCGTCAGAAGATGACAGATCGTAGGTGAAGGACATCGCGGGCTATTCCTTCCCCGCGGAAGGTGTGGATTTCCGACGGCGCTTGACCGGGGCGGGCTTGGCGGGCTTCTTCTCCGCTTTTGCCTCGCCCCGGCCTTCCGTGGAGGGATCAGGCCGGCTCAGGCTCCACCCCTCGCCTTCCAGCCGCTTGGCTTCGCTAGGCGCGTGGGTAGTGAACTCTTCTTCGCCTTTGTAGAGCGTCACCGGCTCAGCCATGATCCCCCCTCTAGCTCGGCGTACCGTCGGCCCACGTCGCGTTGTTGACGTAGCGGGCTGTGCCGTTCGTGCGATCTTCGCCAACGCCCACCCCGAAGTTGAAAAACGCATACATGTTCTGCAGCGGGAAGTAGCCGTTGTTGGCGTTGGGGTGCCGCATAGCGTAGATGGTCGGCCGGCTCAGGCCCTTCTCCAGGCGAATGCGCAGCGGGTTGCGCATGGAGTTCATCCCATAGTCCTTCCAGCCAAAGCCGTAATACTGCGGGATCCCGGGCACAACCCAGATGATGTGATCGTTGTTGACGCCGATGGGATAGATTCCCGGCGTCACGGAGTTCTGAGCGATGGCCGCCAGATCGGTGTCCATGCCGTACTTGACGACCGAACTGCCAACCTCCACCGTGTCGGACAGGCCCTTGACGGTGTTTTCATCGGTCGTGCCGATGATGAAGTTGTAGGGCGGCTCGTGGCCGTGCTCGCGCAATTCCGCCTTCGAATCCGTGAAGACGGCGTTGGTGTACGCGCCACCAGCGATGCCCACATAGTGCTCGTGGTCGCTGGTGAACGTGTTGCCGCCGACCGTCGGCGGGGTGAAATCCACACTCGTGGCACTGGCCGCCGTCGCAAAGCCGGGCGAATAGCCGGAGCTGCCCAGGCCCTTGGATGCGCCGGAATCGTCGCCACGCTTCAGGAGACGGGTCAGGACCGCCACCCGGAACTTGTCACGGGCCGCGTCAATGGCAGCGCGAACGTCCGCCATGACCTGCGGCGCCCGGGCCTTCTTCAGGTAGTCATAGGTCCAGCCAAGGCCGTAATCGTATTCGAGATACGGCAGCATGTGGCCGGTTGTTTCAGACCGCTGCACATCCGGCAGGCCATATTCGGTGTGCTGTGCGAAGCTGTTGGTGGTGCCGACCCGGTACTCCACATCGGGCTGATCGGTGTAGCTGACCAGCTTGCTCCAAAGCGGATGCGAGTACAGTTCGGCATTCAGCGCGCCCAACGCTGCGTTCATCTGCGCCTGGACGGCCGCAAAGTCGGTCCCGTCCTCCAGCTCGAAATTCTTGAGTTCGGTTGCATCCCAGCCGGTGAGCATCACCAGACTGGAGGTATCCCGTGGTCCTACTCCCATGATTCAGTCCTCCCCCTTACGCGTGCGTGTGCGTCGGCAGCGGGCGCACAAAGGCAACCGTTGCGCTCTCGACCCATCCGGCCACACCGGCGTTGCTGCCGGCACTCTCGGCGGGCTCTCCGGCCGTATTCGATGCGTGCAGCGTGCTTCCAGGCGTGCCGCCAGTAATGGCCTTCACAGGTCCGTCGGTCACAACGTCGACCGCATCGCCAGAACTGACAGCGGTCAGGGCAATGCCCACAACCTGCTGCGCCGCGCTCGTGGTGTTGGCCGGGTCCACGTATCCGTCAGACTGCATCGAAACAATCTCACCGGCGGCAACAGTCGCCCCGGCGGTGTAGCGCCGCACAATCGCGCCCTGAAGCGGCTTGATGTTGGCGGCAGTGGTATCGCGTGCAATAGCCATATCCTATCCTCCTACGTATTGCTGCTTGAGCAGCTTCCAATCGACTCCCAACACCGCCGCCTGTTCCTGGATCTCGTGGTCAGACGGAACCGCCTTGGTCGTCCCGCGTGCCGTGCCGTTGATGTTCGTGGCCGGCTGTTGCTTCGGCATGGCAGCCAAGAGCGTTTTGGCATCTTCCACCATTTCATCGAGCGTTTCACCCTGAAGTCGGTCCGCCAGTGCTGCGGGCAATCCGGTCTGGTCCACCGCTTCCCGGCGCATTGACGCCCGTTCCATTTCGGCCAATTGCTTCTGAGCCTCGGCCAACTGCGCCTGAGTGTCCTCATAGAGCGTTTTGAATTCGCCCTGCTCTTCCGCAGCCTTGCGCTTGGCCTCCTCGGCAGCTTTTTCGGCAGCTTGCGCCGCCTTACGCTCCTGCCGTTCGAGCCGATCACGGATCATTTCCTCAACCTGCGCAGAGGTAAAAACCTTTTCCGGCGCTTCCGTTGTTTCCGGGTCGGTCCCGTTCGCCGTTTCCTGCTGCTCAGGCTGTTCCGCTTGCGCCTGGGAATCGCTTTCCTGCTCGGTGGTGATGTCTTGCTCGTCTGCCATCTGGTCCTCTTCTCCGCGTTTTTTCCGGGTCGGCCCCGTAAAGAAGATTCAATATCAAATAGTTCTATGTCTTATTATACTCAAAAAATGTATAAATGTCCACACTTTACCCGAAATTGGGTATCGGATGACCCACAAAAAAGTGGATTATCGACGGCTGAAGGCGTCCGCGGTGTGAATTTCCACACGTTCATCGGTGCGCTGCCGGGCTATGATCTCGGCGCGGGCGGCGGCTCGCATCCCGCTGGTGATTCCATCAATGGCATTTTCAGCCCGAACCAACGCCACCGATGTTCGGCAGTACCAGTGGAATGGCGGCGAGTGCATTTCATCCGCATAGCGAGGCGTGCCGGTTAGCTTGAACTTCTTCCCATTGTCCACAATCTGCCCGTGGACCCGGAGGCAGCAATCGGTGGTGCGCTCATCGATGGCGGCAATTGCTTGGCGTTTCCACTGCGTTCCGGGTGCGCCCTGATCCAGGATCGATGTCAGCGCGGCAACGGATGAAAACGCCAGCCACCGCGCACCCTCCCGCACAACCGGCGCCGGGGATAGCTGGCCAACGCGCCGATCATCGCCCAAAATCGCCGATTCATTGCCCTGCACGGCCAGCGCCAGTGTGCCCGCCAACTGACCGTCAATCGCCCCCATCCATGCCTCATAGGCTTCGGTGGTGGCAAAGGCGGTGGAAGGTGTGGAAATCCCGTAGACGGCCAGCGTGCGTTCTGCCTGGTCCAGGCCCAAATCGGCGGCGGCCTGCAGTTGCGTATAGGCCACATCGTCCAGCGTTTGGCGCAGTTCGAAGAGCACCGCCCGGACAATATTCAGATCGTCAACGTTGCCGGCCAGCGCCCGCCGAGCCTGCCGAAACGCGGTCAGAACCCGGCCCCGTGGCGCTTCAGACGTGCCGAGCCGGTTGAAGAGTACCTTCAGTTCCCGGTTGGTCTTCAGTGCCAGGCGAACCGCTGCAGCGTGCTCCTGAGTGCTCACTATCCGGCCTCGGCAGCCAAATCGAGTGACATCATTGACAGCCGAGCGCGGTATTCGTCGGTCTGCTTCATGGCCTCAATCTCTTTCGCATCATAGCCCATTTCGGCCCAGATGGTTTCCAGCGGGACGCCCATCTCCTTCTTCGCCCGCCATTCGTCGCGCTCGTCTTCCGTGTCCCGGCTCTGGACCGGATCCCAGCTTCCGATCAGGGCCACACTTTCATCCAGACCTGCATTGCCGAATTCGTTGGCCAGCAAGCGGGCGACCTCAAACGCTTCAACCCAGCCGGCGTCAAACATCTCGCGCCGCTTGCGCACCTTGGCGAACAGACCTTCGTTTTGCTCTTTCAGCGTGCCCTCTGCGGCAATCTGGCGGGTGAAACTAACCCGGCTCTCCGGCGTAGAGGAAACTACCGCCAGCCCGCTAATCAGCGTCATCAGGAGATCAAGCAGCGGACGCAGGTCCGAGCCGTCGATCTTTTTGAAATCGGCATCCGCTTTGCTCTTGGACGTGCCGAGAATTTGCCCCGGGGCCATCGCCGCCAGATTACTGCCGTCGCTCTCCGGCGCTTTGCCGTCCGTGGTCGGAATCCAGCCCAGCGCAACAAAGATGGAAAAGGCGCTCTGATCAGCCGAGGCCAACAGATCGATCAGCGTTTTGTTGATGGCCTTCTGCACGCTGATTGCGTCCCAATGCTCCGGCCGCAGATCATTCGTATTCGGAAAATGGATGGCGGCAATCCGACCCGGCCATGCAATCGGCCAGCCGGGATCACCATCATCTTGAATCGGCTTCGGCGCATGACCAACCAGCTCGTATTTTTCCACACGATCTGGGTAATAGAGCGTCATACGCTGCCGCGTCTTACCATCGTCCAGCGTCTCCGTCCAGCGTTTGGAGACGTACTTCAACGGCTGCGAAATGTCATCATCCGGATAGTGCGCCTTACACCCAAATCCATCGCCGCCCTCCGCCGGATCAATATAGCGCGGGTGTGGAATCATGCGCGGACGCTGCCGCGCTTCGTCCCAATCCACAATCACGAAAAATTCCCCGTCACGCAGAGCGCCTTCATGCACATCGCTGGAGAGTACCGATAACCGATTATCCTGGTAAACCTGAGATGCCCACACCGCTGTTGGTTTGACATCCCCCTCTTCGCTGGTAGTGATACCGCTGAACATCAACCGTTCTTCCACCGCGCCGACCACCGTGCGGCAGACGTTCAGCACGAATTCGTTATCGTCTTTGACGTTGAGAAACTCTTTCATCCGCGCCGACAAAAACGTATCCTGCTCGCCGTTGAAGTAGTCCCGCGCCTGGGCGACCGTCTTTTGGCGCGCCCGCTCCTCCTTCGCCTGCCAATCCAAAAAAGCCAGTTCAGCATCATTCAACATCATTATGTGTACCTCATTACGAATGAGCCGGGCCCGGACGGCGCGGCCATGATTCCATAGCGGACAGCATCATACGGGTCATCACCGCCGTTTCCATCCTCGTCCACATCAACCTTGAGTACATCTTCTGGTCGGCGCGGGTCATGCTCCAGCATCGGCAGACACTCAATCAAATAGCGGCAGCGGTCCCAAATCTGAAGCCGGGGCGGCTGCCCGTTCTCTGGATCCCCGAGCCGCTGCAGGATTTCCGCAGCGCCATTGATGCGGTCCATGGTCGCCCGTTCCAACTGGATGCCCTCGGCGGCATACTGCTCGGCAATGGTGAGGCCGGTACGGTCGCCGCGTTGGGCGAAGACATCCGCGCCGGCTGCGATGGTGCGCAAATCGCCAACCGTGAAACCGTGCCGCGCCAGTAGCGCATGGATCGCCTCGCTATGCTGAGGCGGTAGCCACTTTTCCTGCCGGTGCTCATCAATGATGTGGATCACACCGTCAGAGTCCAGGCCGAGCAGATAGAAGACGGTGGGATGGGTAAAGCCATAATCAAACCCGCCCCACAATATCCAGTTGCGCGGGACTTTCTCCCATGACGGGCTGGTGTGGACATCATGCCGGAACGTAGTGAAAAACTGCCCGGCCGCGATATCCCAGTCGCCGTAGCGATAGGCCCGCAAGCGCCAGCCGGTATTTTCCTCCAGCTTCCGCCGATAGCCCTGGTCAATGAAGACATTATCCTCGACCGTAGCCGGGATGAATCGGGTATACCGCTCTTCTCCACGGCGCCATGGCTCCACAAACCGTGTGCGGAACCACGCATGGCCCACGCCCCCGGGATTCGTCGTTGCGTAGATTCTCGGCCGCACACCCGGCTTGCTGGATCGGTTAGAGTCTCGTAACGTCTTATACTTGGTCGCTGACAACGTGGTGGCCTCTTCGATGGCGATTACGTCATACTCCATGCCCAAGTAATTGTCCACATCCTTCTCGGCGTTGAAATGGCCGATGATGATGCGGCTGCCATTATCCAGAGACACAACGCCAGTGCTTCGGTTGTATTCATGGCTGACATTGCCAAGCACCCGGCGGCGCAAATCGTCAAACTGTTCCCGTGCCTGTTTGCCGACCTTGCGCAAGTAAAGCGCTTTCACATCCTCGAAACGTCGGCAATCATCCAGCGCAATCTGGGCGAATACGGCATGAGACTTGCCCGGGCCGCGCGCGCCGCCGAACCCGATCTGATCCGGGCCGTCGGGATGGTCACATTCTCGCGCCGCCGCGTGCAATTCCAGTTGCTTCGGCTGCGGCACGTAGCCCGCCCCGAGGAAGTTGACCAACTGATTTTGCGGACATCCCACGCACCAGGCAATCCGGGCGAGTGTCTCAGCTGCCGTCTTCGTCATTCTCGCCATACACCTTGTCAATCGCGCTCATTACCTGAGCAGCGATTTCGATAGGCCCGCCACCGGCACCGGTAATCTCCTGACTGTCGCCATATCCACGCTTCTTCCCGAGCCGAGCCAGCAGCCAGCGCGCATCAGAACTATCCACGATCTCGGTGTAGCCGGACGCCTCTTGAGCCGCTGCAGCCGCCTTGATATTATTCTTCACCACGCTCTCGGCGGCATCCAGGCCCGCTTCCAGCTCGGCTTCAAAAAGTGCTTTTAACGTAGGACTGTTTTCGATCCATCGGGAACACGTATCACGGTGGCAACCGACCCGAGCGGCAATGGTCGATATGATGCCACCGGAGCCGATGATATGCTCTTCAAAGTCCTTGACCGTGTATCTTGTTTTTCGTGCCATTATCCACCATCCGTCGGGATCAACGTATAGCTAACGCGTCCCTGTCTATCTGCTTGTCGGTCGTAATAAAACTTGAGCCACCAACCGCCCAAGGGCTTCGGCGGGGCACTCCGCTCTACATGAAAGCCGCCGGTTAAATCGAATTCCTGTTTGTACGTGCTACACCGGAGATGCGTCCGATTCCGAATGAACGTTCGGCCCGCTTGCGTGCAGGCGATTAGCGGCGTTTCCATCATCCATCGTTCATGCACATGGCCACCAACGATGAAGTCCACACCGTCTACGTAGGCATTTTGGCGTGCCGTGCGGATCACATCGCGAGTAACCGGTCCACCTCCACCGCTGCCATGGTGAAAGTACATCGAATAGCTGTTGCCGCTGCTGCGCCTTTTCAACGTCCCGCGCCTGAACTCAAAGCGAATGAATCCAGCGTATCCCATTCTGGGAACTTTCAGCTGTCGAGCCGTCCAGTCAGTGACATCCACTTCCAGGTGCTTGCGAATACCCGTTTCGTGATTGCCGTCCGCCAGCATGACGATATTGTTGCGGTAGGGCTCGAGCCACGACACCGAATCATTGACCACGGCATTCAGATAATCACCGCTGGTATGCTCCGGTCGCAACCCGTCTTTGCTGTGCCGCTTGTCACCCCGGCCCTGCATGAGACAATACCAGTCGCCAAATGACAGGATTCCGGCATCCCGCTCTTTCGCCTGGTCGAAGTGGCGCTTGAGCAATTTCCGCTGGCATTTGGGATTGTCCCAATGCGCATCCGACATCAGCAAGAACCACTGCTCCCAACCAGGCCCGGCATTCTCACATCGGACGGTCAGCACATCACCAGCGTCATTTACATCTGTTTGCACGCCGACCAACTGTATCCCTCCAGGGTCTATCGGTCTATTTCCGTCCGTCGTCTCTTCGTCCGCGTCGCATCGCCAAACATCATAGGAAGGCCAGCAGCCACAAATGCCGCAAAAGATAAGCTGATAGCCCAACCTGCCATAAGCCACCCGCCCCAAACTGCCGCCAGTCCGCCGATGCCGATGATAATGGTGTAAAAGTTCCCAAACGCCACCCAGACGGCCGTTTCGCCGTCAAATCCATCCCCGGCATCCCGGCTGTCAATGTAGGCGTTGAACAGTGTGGAAATCACCGTCAGAATCCCAAGTACGATGATAGACATTCCTATCTTGAAAATCATTGACATTCCCCTTTGGGCTTAACCGTGAATCGTTGGACGCGGATTGCCGCTTCACTCGGCCGGCCTTCCCACACTACAGCCAGCTTGCGAATATACGGACCCGCACTCAAATGATCAGGGATCTCCACGAATGCGTCAATGTCCACACGTAGCCTATTGTCGTAATGACGGAGTTCGTCGTCACCGCCGAGAATGATCCAGGATGGCGACTTCTCAATCTGCACCGTGTCGCCAACCAAAATGCCGTCATATTGAGATGTTAATGCCTGCGCCAGTTCAGTCCCCCGAACCGCCTCAACTTCTGGATGATCCAGCCCTCGGTCAATCGTAGCGTAAAGAGCCACCGGACCCTCCACCTTTTCCCAAATGCTGATGATGTACGGCACCGTGTCACCAGGGCAGACCTCTACGCGCTGTGGGAATGTATCCGTCACCCAATCCAACGGAAGTGGCCACACCTGAGCCGGTGTACTGGTAAACGCAAACACACTCACCAGCATTGCCGCGGTGATTCCTGCCAGAAACATCAATGCATCCCGAATCATTTTCATAGCGCGCCGGCCACAATACTCTGCATGGTGTAAAAGTTGAAGATGTTGAGAATCAGTACAATGATCACGAGGAATATCAGGAAGCCAACGGCCATCTTGAGCGTGTTGAGGCTGCGTCGATCTTCTTTGCGCTCTTCAATGCGCTCCTGCTCTTCACGGCGCATCTCGTTGACAATGCCGATGATGTTGTCAATTTTGGTCGACAATTCCCACAACCGATTGCGATTGCGATACACTTGTTCAACCGTTGCTGCATCCAACGTTCCCCGTTCATTGCCCATCTCTGGAACCATCCGAAAATTTTGGGTGCGGGAGCGTTGAAAAGCTTTACGGAAATCCGCAACCTCTGGATCACTCAACTTCGCTATATCATTTGCAAACGCGTGGGCTGTGAAGTACGCCAGATGATCCATGGTCTCGGCAATCGCGCAGATCACCGGAACCTGCACCGCCGCATAGATGGCGTTGGCCACACGTTCGGACGAGCACGCATTCAAAAACACCAACTTGGCGCCGCACCGTCGGGCCATCTGTGCGAGTACATCCGCGGGCAACATATCATCAGACAGACTAATGCCGGATTCGTTCCCGTGCGTCGCAAACCACAGCACGTCAAAATTGCCGGCATCAACTTTATCCATGATGTCAGCGATTGTCACCTTGCCGGAAACAATCTTCGCACCCAGCGTGTTGACGATATGCCGGGCTTCGTTTGCCGCCCACGGCAGCCCGATATCCGGGGCGACAACCAGGACATCCACGTTATTCAGCCACCATCAAATCAAAGATGCTCGCCTGCCGTTGCGCTTCCGGGCGCAAGCAATGCGGAGAGAACCAAACCACCTCCCGTAGGGAATTTTTCCGGCCTGAGCCGTTTCCCTGTGATCCATACCCCCCGTGCGCCTTCCATGAGACGGCTGTCCAATCAGGCGGCATCATGTGCTCATGCTCGGTGTCATATCCACACAATGCAATCCGGTAGCGTTCGTCGGAGCCGTGAGATATTGCCCACTCCCGCACGTCATGCGCAACGGTGTCATTTTCAATCCGGT